TAGTAGTTTTGAAGGATCACCAATAAGTGAAGGAATCTTTCAATTTGATATGTGGGATATAAAACCAAGCGATAGATATAATTGGGAATCATTAAGAAATAATATAAAACAATATGGTATTCGCAATTCTTTATTAATTGCTCCTATGCCAACAGCAAGCACAAGTCAAATATTAGGAAATAATGAATGTTTTGAGCCTTTTACATCAAATCTTTATGTTCGCAGAACATTAGCAGGCGAGTTCATATGTATTAATAAGCATTTACAAAGTGAATTAGTCAAAATGGGAAAATGGGATAATGATATAAAAAACAGTATTATTAAAAATAACGGAAGCATACAACAACTCGCATTTCTTCCCGAACATATTAAAAATAAATATAAAATAGTATGGGAAATCCCAATGAAACATTTATTGGAAATGGCACGTGATCGCGGCGCATTCATTTGTCAAAGTCAAAGTTTAAATTTATGGATGGAAAATCCCAATTTTAAAGCATTAACTGCTATGCATTTCTTTGCTTGGAGATCGGGTTTAAAAACGGGTCTATATTATTTACGAACCAAAGCTAAAGCCGCACCGCAACAATTTACAATCCAACCAAGCGTTCAGGAAGAGGATCCTTGTGAGATGTGTTCAGGATAACTTCTAGACAATATATATTATAATGTTTAGCAAAGAATCTTTTCCCTTTGGTTTTGCTCTTGTCGTTATTGTTCTCGTAGAAGTTTTATCCCAATTATCCATAAAAAAATATGTTAATAATAAAAAACTATCATATTTATTAGTAACTGGTATTGTAGGTTATATATTATATGCTTGCTTATTAACTCATGTATTCACATTCAAAAAACTATCAATTACCAATGCGCTTGTAAGCCAATTAAGTGTCGTTTTACTTGCCATAGTAGGTTATTTTTTCTTTCAAGAGAGACTAACATTTAAAGAGACAATTGGACTTTTATTTGCATTCGCATCTGCGATTTTATTAATTTAATTGAAATGATTTACTTCAATTAAGTTAAACAGTTAAGTTTATATACTTATAATGAGTGCAGCTGCATATTTTGGAGCAGGAACCGATAATCAACCTATTCGATTTTGTAATATAAAGACATTCTATTATTTTGATTCACAACCATATAGCGAATTTGGTATTTTACAAGCCAAAGATTGGAAAAATGGATACTGGACTGGCGGATTTACTGACGGATTTTCGCGTCCAAACTTTATACCCAGATTAGATAAAGATATGGCAGAAATAGATATGAAATTAACAAATGTGTCAGGAGATGTCCGAACATATACAGATGGAAACAAAACAGTCATATATCATACAAATACATCTATCCCTGAGCATTGTGAAAAAATCAGAAAACATGTGGAAAAATGCGATACGATTATTGTTGCTGGTCATGATCCACATTATCATGTTGTTGAACTGTTTAAAAAGAAAATAAACTTCATTGGTAGAGCAGAGACTTGTTATGAGCCATATGATCCACGATTTATGGAGGAAGAAAAATATTCAATTATCACACAGTTACATAAAAACACGATTAACAATAAATTCAAATCATTCTCCTCTTTATCAAATGAAGGTAAAATAAAAATATTTAATACTTGGAAGCAGTTTGTGAAATATAGTTGTTAAAACGACTAGAAAATTCTTTGTTTTTTATATATAAATCTTCGCCACATTTCATTTTCCAATAACAACGCAGACATACCATAACATCAGCAAAAGCATCATGAAGTTTATCTTCTTGTAATTCTTGGTGAAACAATTTTGTATGTAATTCTGTTAATGAAGGCCATTTAAAATCCTCTTTACCTGTATATTTATTTATCATTTTTATCTTGCAAATGGGAACACCATATTTCATAGTACAAAATTTAATACAACTCTTTTCAAATATATTAATATCCTTAAACAATTTATTACGATATAGTTCAGCACGTAACACAGTAATATCAAACGAAATATTATGAGCAACAACATACTTTGATTGTTTCACTGTTTCCATAAATTTGTTGAAAACATTGATAGAATCAACGCCCTGTCTTTTCATTTTTCTATTTGTTATCTTGTGAACCGCTATTGCTTCGTCTGGTATAACAATACCAGTTGGTAGTTTTAAAATATAATTATGACTTTGAACTATTTTTCCCGTATCGTTATCAATTTGAACCCACGCTAATTGAACAATATAGGGCCAATTTTTATCATCAGTAATAAGACCACGTCTTTTTATTGGAACTCCTGTTGTTTCAGTGTCAAATATTAATGATAACATGTGTTGTTATGAATAATAATAAAAATATCTTTATTTCAATTTTAATTAATAATTTTTAAATTTAACATATGAGTATTTGAGAAATGTTTTTTTTTTTAACTTTTTATCACTTTCTTTTAATTCTTTTTGTAGTTCAAAAATATCCATATTTTCAATCTCTTCTACCCTTATTTTTTTATATAATTTATATTTAAAAAAAATAAAACCAAACATCTAATATAATCCGTTTTTTAAAAATCACTCTGGGAAAATCACGCATTAAAATAACCCGCACGGCATGGACGAAAAGATTTTCTATGCCATTCTGCGATACCATATGCTTTGATGCCCTCCATATGTTTTTTGGCTCCGTAACCTTTGTTAGAGCGAATACTGTAATATTCGTCTAAGTTATCATATTTATCACACATATCATAAATATACTTATCTCTATCCACTTTTGCTAAAACAGACGCAGCCGCAATAGAAATATATTTATCATCGCCACCTTCAATACAAACATTGGGTATTATGCGATTCGCTGAATCAATATATGGTTTGAAATAAGTACCGTCTACTAATATAAGATCAGGACGAACATCTAATTTACCAATTGCTTTATGCATTGCCAATTGCGTTGCTTGTAAAATATTGATTTCGTCTACCTTTTTTTCATCTTCCCATTGAACAACATAATCAATCGCATGCTCCTTAATATAATCATATGCGATTTGTCTCTTTCTTTCGGATAATTTTTTTGAATCGCGAATTAATGAATGATCCCCTTCGGGGGGGAAAATACACGCACCCACATAAACTCTTCCAAATAAAGGTCCGCGACCTACTTCATCTAAACCAACTTCTAATGTATCTTCCGCATAAAAATTACTCAATACTTTACTCATAATTAATATAAATTTAAGAAATTTATTTATATCAATTTTATATTATTTATTTGCCGTAACTTCCCTTTTTCCATGTTACACCGCATGGCACGCCAACAGGGTCACATCCAACTTGTTTGTTAATACCTAACGAGGGTATATTACATGTGAAACATTGGTTGTTTACTCCAATTCTCGCTTTAACGTGACATAAGTGTCCCCATCTGCTTCCAATACCAGAACCGCTACCGGCACTTTTGCAAATTGGTCTGTTAGTAATAGAGTCTATTCGTAAATTGCGTCCCATTATATATTCTCCAAATATTTTTTTTTTCTAAATCATCTAATTTCAATTTCTAAATTATTATTCCCGAGTTTTATATTTTGAAATTGTAGCATTTTACCATGACTCATCAAAGATCCAGACGAATATAAAAACTTATTCTCATTATAAAAAGGTCCCAAATTTGAATAAATATTTCGCCTATATCTTTTGCTACATTGAGTTTTCCATATCTTAAAATATTTAGTTAAAGACTGGATATTTCTTAACCTTTTATTATATTCTTTAGGATTTCTCTCTAATAATAAACTTGTATGTAAATAAGGTTTGTGACAAATTAAATGTTTAAAAGTGACTTTAAACTGTTCTCTAATATGATGCGGTATATGAGGTGACTGTTCAATAATATTTCTGAAACTTTCTTGTTTTATTGTTAAAAAATGGAGAACTTGTTCATCCATTAACACACTTTTTTGATACATATCATCTAAAAGCTGTCTTAGACGATGTCGTGTCAATTTATGTTGTTCGTAGCGTCCTTTATAATTATTTGAAATATAGAATGTAAATAAACTACTGGAATATAACCAACATAGACCTATAAATACCTGTAAATTATATTGTAAACCTTGATACATTATCAAAATCAGACCTGTTGAATAAGAAATAAATAAAATTTGATAAATTAAAAATTTATTTATACGGCTCATTTTTTGAATACATTGATTGTGTAGCCAAATATATTCAGCACATTTTTCTATCCAAATATTTGTAATAATTTCATATTCATCCATAGTATTATTTAATTTTATTTTCTAATATTTAATATAATGAAGTTAAAAGTTTCTCACCTGTTTTTTTTGTTATTAGCCGTATTACTTCTCTCTAATTTAGGATTATCTATCAAAGAAGGTTTGGAAAATCTTGGCGATTTAGATGGACTGGGTAGAGGAAAAAATAACGACTATATATTAAAATCGCAAATTGTTACACCTGTATGTCCAAAATGTCCTGATGTAAATGTGTGTTCACAATGTAAAGGCGAGCTTCCCCAACCATGTCCACCTTGCGGACGTTGTCCAAAACCAGCATTCAAGTGCGCGAAAGTTCCAGATTATAGTTCGTCACAAGTAGATGACTCTTTACCTCGTCCAATGTTATCCGATTTCTCTCAATTTGCGAAACCAAACTCTATGTAAGTATAAATTATAATACCATTTTATAATTTATGTATTCTTGTCCAACCACGCTGTCATTAAACCAACGTTTGGTGTACCAAGACCTGTTACAGGATCCCATCCTTTTGTTGCGACATAACCATAAGTAGGACTAAGGCAACATTGAAATTCTGTACAATAATTATTTCCTTGCGTGATATCCTTAAATGTCTCCGGATTATCGCGTTCCATCTGATATAATACAGGATTAACAAATCCCAATTTGGGTTTATTATTCGTTACTTGGTGATCATTTAATATAGCAAGAATTCCAGCAAATAGGGGAGACGAGCAACTTGTTCCATCCACTGGTATAACGTTTCCGCCTGACACAACGGGACAATTATGCCCTATCGTACTAACATCTGGATAACCACGACCGTTTGCATTAAAACTTTTAGGTAGTGGAACACCCGATTTCAAGTAATGTTCAACTTCGTTTATTTGCCATTTTGGACGCGTTTCAGCGTACATTCCAAATCCTCCTCCAGTTGTCCATCCAGTACTGTTATAGTTAGTTGGTAATTCTTGTGTTCCAGAAACACATCCATTCTCAATACATAATGGGGTTTTCCATGTTTGCGGATTTCCCGAAGAAACAAGATATGTCGCGCCTACACTAGTAACATATGGCGATGAGCCCGGAAAAACAGGATTCACTTTTCCACCTGTACAACCTTCATCTGTTCTACCCGCAGCGCCAGCATCACCACTTGCTACAGTAATGCTTACGCCTCGTAAGCCTATTTTCGCATATTCTAAATTGACACGTTTTACATATTCTGCTGATGTTACATTATTACATACAGCAATAGAACACTGGTCTGCCTCACTCCAACCCCAACTCATAGATAAAACATCAGGGACTTGTTTTGCTGCTTGAAAGTTCACGGCAAATGAATATAACCACAAATCATCAACCCAATACCATACATCGCTATTCATTGCGGTTTGTGTCATCATTTGAACGTCTAACTGTCCTTCTAAAAACGGATACGTACTTTTAACGTTTATAATATGATCAGCCGCAATAATATT